TTAGAAGCGGTAAAAGCATCTGTAGCTATTACCAAATGGAATGCACAGTATCAACAAAATCCGACAGCAGAAGAAGGCAGTATCATCAAAAGAGAATGGTGGCAGACCTGGGAGAAAGACGAACTACCTGATTTGCATCATGTGATACAATCTTATGACACGGCGTTCATGAAGAAAGAAACGTCTGACTACAGCGCCATAACCACGTGGGGTGTGTTTTATCCAAACCAGGATAGCGGTCCGGCGCTCATTCTGGTGGATGCCATCAAAGAACGATTAGAGTTTCCAGAACTACGACGCAAGGCCAAAGAGCAGTATGACTACTGGAAACCAGAGTCTGTGATTATCGAGGGCAAAGCTTCAGGCTTGCCTTTAACGTATGAAATGCGTAAGCTAGGCATACCGGTTATTAACTTTACACCTAGTAGAGGAAATGATAAACATACTAGAGTAAACTCTGTTGCACCGCTTTTTGAAGCAGGGCAAATCTGGGCACCAGATGCAAAGTTTGCTGAAGAGGTTATAGAGGAGTGCGCTGCATTCCCACTTGGTGAACACGATGACTTAGTGGATAGCATGACTCAAGCCGTAATGAGATTTAGACAAGGTGGCTTCATCGAACACCCAGAAGATTACGAGGATGAAGAGTTGCCACAACAACAAAGGACGTACTACTAATGGCAATAGACAAAGGTATCGATACTAAAAAAATGCCACAGGTTGAGCTCGACAAAGATGTCGAAGTTGCAGTGCCACAAGAATTCCAAGAAGGCGGAGAAGTAGACATACAAATAACTGACGATGGTGGAGCAGAAATAGATTTTGATCCACAAGCTGCTGCAATGGAAGGCGGACAACTTCACGACGCAAACCTAGCTGAGTTTATGGAAGACGACGACTTAATGGTCGTGGCGTCAGAACTACAAGATAGTTATAACGAATACAAAAGCTCAAGATCAGATTGGGAAGATGGCTACATCAAAGGACTAGACCTGCTTGGTTTTAAATATGAAAATAGATCAGAACCATTTCAAGGTGCTTCGGGGGCCACGCACCCTGTTCTTGCAGAAGCAGTTACCCAGTTTCAATCACTAGCGTACAAAGAATTATTACCAGCATCAGGACCAGTTAGAACACAAATCGTTGGCAAGGTAGACTCTGTGCGTGAAGCACAATCACAACGTGTCAAAGATTTTATGAACTACCAGTTGATGGTGAACATGAAAGAATACGAACCAGAGTTTGATCAAATGTTGTTTAACTTACCTCTAGCAGGTTCAACTTTTAAAAAAGTTTATTTTGATGCTGTTCTTGGTAGAACAGTTTCTAAGTTTGTGCCTGCTGAGGATTTGGTCGTACCATACAGTGCAACGTCATTAGAAGATGCAGAGGCTATTATTCACGTTGTAAAAATGTCAGGTAACGATTTGTTAAAACAACAGGTGTCAGGTTTTTATAAAAAAGTTGACATAGGAGAACCAGCTTTTGACACAAGTGATGTCAAAGAGAAAAAAGATAAAATAGACGGCGTCTCACGTGGTGTATCCGCAGAGATGCATACACTGTTAGAGTGTCATGTAGAACTAGACCTAGAGGGCTACGAAGACATGGACTTAGAGACAGGTGAGCCAACAGGTATTAAACTTCCATACATCGTAACCGTGCATGACGAAACGGGGAACGTGCTTTCTATTCGTAGAAACTACGGTGCACAAGATCCAATGAAAAAGAAAAAAGAATATTTCGTACACTTTAAGTTCCTACCAGGACTTGGCTTCTATGGGTTCGGCTTAATCCACATGATCGGTGGTTTGTCTAGAACTGCAACCGCAGCGCTACGACAGCTACTTGATGCAGGCACCTTGTCAAACTTACCAGCCGGATTTAAACAAAGAGGTATTAGAGTTAGAGACGAAGCTCAACCGTTGCAGCCGGGTGAGTTCCGTGATGTCGATGCTCCTGGTGGAAACTTACGTGATGCATTTATGCCGTTGCCATTCAAAGAGCCAAGCGGCACGCTCCTTCAACTGATGGGCGTGGTCGTGCAAGCAGGGCAGCGTTTTGCATCAATCGCTGATATGCAGGTCGGTGATGGTAATCAAAGTGCAGCAGTGGGCACGACTGTAGCGCTCTTGGAGCGCGGATCGCGGGTTATGTCTGCAATACACAAGAGACTATATCAATCAATGAAATGTGAGTTTATGTTGCTAGCAGAAAACTTTGGAACTTTCTTACCAAAGGCGTATCCATACGACATAGTTGGTGGGCAGAGAGAAATTTTTGCAACTGACTTTGACAACAGAGTGGACATCATACCTGTTGCAGATCCAAACATCTTTTCACAGACACAAAGAATTACAGTTGCACAAACAGAATTACAAATGGCTATGTCAAACCCACAAATGCACAATCTCTATCATGCATACAGACACATGTACGAGGCACTTGGTGTAAAAGATATCGATGTTTTATTGCCTCCACCACCAAGACCAATGCCAATGGACCCAGCAAGTGAAAATATTTTGGCATTAAACGGTAAAAAGATACAAGCTTTTCCAAAACAAGACCATCAAGCACACATGAGAGCGCATATTGAGTTCATGGGCACTGTAATGGCTAGAAATAATCCAAAATGTCTAGCAATTTTGCAGCAAAATTGCATGGAACACATAAATTTGATGGCTGCAGAGCAAATTGAGATAGAATTTGCAGAAGAAAACAGAGAATTAGTGACTATACAGCAACAAATGCAGATTTTAGTGCAACAATTTGGACCACAGGTGCAACAAAACCAAGATTTTGTGCAGTTTCAACAAAAAATACAGTCAATACAGGTTGTAATGGAGGCTAGAAAAGCACAATTGATAGCAGAATTTATGCAAGACTACTCAAAAGCAGAAAAAGAAGTGCTAAACCAGATAGAAAACGACCCAGTTCTTAAATTAAAAGACAGAGACCTTGATTTAAAAGCTCGTGAAGAGCAAAGAAAAGAAGAAGAGTCACAACAAAAAGCAAATCTTGACATGATGAAGTTAATGCAAAACAAAGAATTATCAGAAGAAAAGTTGGAACAAGACGATAAACATGCTAAGTTAAGAGCAAGTATTTCACTTGCCAAGCAGGGGATAAATAACATGCAAGCAATAGTTAAGGAGACAAATTAATGCCACCACCAAGAGGACGTGTAAGAGGTTCAAGAAAAAGTAAATCTCCGAGAAAGGGTGGGCCTAGAGGTAGAGGCTTAACAAGAACGCAGGAGTTTAGAAAATCAGATGCGGGTAAAGCGGCAACAGAAAGAGGTCTTAGAAGAGCTCTTGCTGGTGAAGGTAAGTCTGATGTATCTAAATATGATGACAAACTAGCTGCAGCCATAAGAGGTGTTGATTTTAGAAACTCTCCTATTGGTAGATCAGATGAATTATTACAAGAGTCTTTTAGGTCTGGAGACTTAACAGCAAAAGAATTTAGAGAGTTACAAAACTTAAGCAAAGATCCAAATCAATCACTAGAGTCTAGGAGACAATTAAACATAGCACTTGGTAAAAACCCAACTACAGGAATGGGTATTCTTGATTCCTTAAGATCTGGTGTACAAGGAGAACAGTTTCAACAAGACAAAAGAAGACTTGGCCAGCTTTTATCTTTATCACCACTAAGACAAGGCATTGTCAATTTATTAGGGGGTCAAATGGATACCCCTCAAACCACTGCACAACAACAAGGTATATCTGCTGCAGAGGACGCACGACTTAGAGTTTTAAGTAACCCGGAAATAGTCACAAGGTTGTTACCAGAAATAGAGGATGCACCGGCGCCAGAACAATCGTTACTAGATATAACACCTGTAAGAAGACCTCCTCAGCGTAGAGAGTCAATTGCTGTCTCAGATACGTTTAGTGATGTAACAGGACTACCAACTGATTTTGTTGGAATGGATATAGCTGACCCAGGTATGAGCAATATAGTTTTTGGACCAGATGGAAAAAGATATTTTGGAACTATGAATATGGATACAGGACAAATGGAGTATAAAGAAGGGGCTGATCCGGTTTCCATGGGGCCTGCTCCTGAGCCGTTTGTGGCAGGGAATGTTGGACAAACTGCTGCAAACACACCTTTTGGAATGAGTTTTAAAGATATGCTGATGGGTATACCAAGTTTATTTAGACCAAATCAAAATTTTGTACCAGGTTCAAACCTTAGATAATGCCAATATCAAGAAGACAATTACCAAAAACAACAGAGCAAAAACGCAAGAAAGTCAGTAAGGTAATGCGTGAGTTTAAAAAAGG